TAGCACCACCTTGCAGGGCTCTTCTCCGGCTAAGAGCCGTTTGCGCAGCGTGCTTTCCTCTAGGGCGCCGAGGCCGAGGTTGTACGCAAAGCTGACGAGCGCACCGACCTGCTCTGGCTTCCAGTCTTTAGCCAGCGGCAGCAGATGCAGCACACCAGGGCCGAAGAGGTTTTCAACCTCGTTCTGCAGCAGCTCATCGGCCATGGCCTGACTGATCTTGTCGCCGCTGCGCACCGGCGCGTCAATCAATCGAGTGGTGCCCCAGCCAATGGTCCACACGCCAGCCGGGCACTTGTAGGCCTCTAGGACACAGCCTTCAAACTCACGGATCAGCTTCAGCGCTGGGGCCACCCACGGCTGGGGGAGCGGTGGTTTGAGCTTTGGATCAGCGCGATACAGCTCTGCAAACTCACTGATCACCTGATCGCTGAGGTGCCCTTGCAACCAATCCCAAGCAGCAAGCTGATGCGGCAGTTCCTTGAAATGCTTAGCGGCTTGCCGGAGCTGGATAGCGCTCAAACCTTGGTCTCCAAAACGGCAATGCGTTGCTCGATGGCATTGAGGCGTGGGTATAGCTCTTGCCGGTCTTCTTTGATCTCAGCCCGCAGCAAGGAGACCTCACCGGCGATGTGCTCCACGGCCAAAGTCAACCGGATGACCGCCTTGGAGGCTTCATCGTCTTTGCGCATGAAGTTGCCAATACCGCTGGCACCAATGCCAACAATGGCGCCGGTGACCGCTGCCAAGATCTCAACCATTGCCTCAGCGACGGCGCCGTTTGGTGTTTTGCTCAGCCTGAGCTGCAGCAGCGATGCCGCGTAGTGCAGCAAGGATCAGCTGCACCCAGCCGTTGGCCTTGACCCCAGGGATGTAGCTCAGCAGTTCACTGCCAGCCAATAGGGCGATGGCCAGACCTGCGAGTTCTTCTGGCGTCATCTGCTGCAGGTGGTGCTGCACCTAAGTTGCCCGCAGCAGCGACCGCTACAGCACCGGCATCTCGTATTCAGTGGTGCTGCCCGCATAGTGCTTCCAGATCACCTCGCTGGTGTTGCCTGCCCACTGCGCCGCTTGCGTCACCGGGATGCCAGCTTCTAACCAGCGGCTAATCGCAACATGCCTTCTGCGGCGCCTTGGGCATCCTGAAGTTGGCGACAGGATTGCCGCTGATCAAGCCAACGTCTTCAGCGCAGGCCCAGCGATACATGCTGCGCACGTACATGCACACCCGCCGAGCAGCGAGGGTGGGCTTTTGGCTCAGCAGCCAAATCAATACCTGCCGGCCTTGGGCGAGGTCCTGCACTGGGCAGCGTGCCAACCACTTCGTCACCTGCCGGTAGTCGGAGGTGAGGCTGGTGGGGCAGAGCGCAATGCTGCGCTCTTGAAGAAACATCGCCCACACTTCAGAAACTGTGTGAGGGCAGACGGGCGCAGCGGTCTGCGAGCGATAGGCTTCGGCCATCGGGTCCAGGTCAAGTGGATCTGATCACGGGGCAGGCCGTTGGCGCGGCGCTGCTCCACCCAATGACTAGCACATCGCCCGCAGGCTAGAGATACCGACTAAGCAGCCCAGGGAAGGCCCTGCGCAACAGTCGGGCTCATCTGTTCGGCGAGCTGATTGTCGAGTGCGGTCTGAATCTCTTCGACCTTCTCGGGACCAAACTTGGCCTGCAGCCAGTTGATCACCTCGGCCTCAGTCACGTCCGCAAACGGGATCATGTTGTCGGGATCTGCAGGGTCGAGGCCCAGGCTGCCGTAGGCACCAGCGGTGTACTGATCGTTTTCACTACGAGCGTCCACGGTGTAGTGAACGGTCTGGATTTCACCCGTTGCACAGAGCCTTTCGAGCTGGGCGACTTTCCAGGTGTAGGTGTTGGCCATGAGTGATGTGGCGATGGTTCAAGCTAAAGGTTGTGCAACCTGTTGAGTAGGCCGGTTGCCCGCCTAGTGACGTGGACTAGGAACTCCTAATTAGGAGGAAACTAGGAGGTGGCTAGTGAAGGGGACTACGCGCCCTCAAGAGCAGCAACTTTGGCTTCAAGGGTTTCGATGCGCTCAATCGACTCTTTGAGAGCGGAAGTTAAAACAGAGATCAGGTTGCCTTCGGCAATGCCAAGGAACTCCTCCTCTGGAGCAAGTACATTACCGTCAGAACTAATAACAGCAGGCCGAACGTTTTGCTTAATAACGCTATTAAGCCAAGGTTTGCCAGCAAGAACAGTCTGAACCTCTTGTGCAATGAATCCAACCTGAGTACCACCTGGGAAATTGTGGCCCTCACGTACTAAAACCTCATTACCATCGTCGTTAATACGGGTAATATCTTGCTGAGGCTTCCAGTCAAATGAAACTGGACGGAGTGCTTTAACAAGATCAATGCAGCCATTCAGTGTTGCAATGTTTTCCTTGTAGCGTCCGTCAGAGGTAGCGATAGTTGCACTTGTGGCAAAGATCTGACTATTGACTTGTAGACGGTAGGCGCCGTTGTCGGTGGTGTAACCAATGAGTAGCTCTTGCGCATTGTTAATCCTCATCGCCTCCGTCGGAGAAATCGCCCCGTCGGCCGTAGTAGAAAATACAAGACGACCTGGCATGTCATTAGTGCCAGGGGTGCCGTCTACTTGACACTCAATAGACGCTGCGTTTAACAAAGCGGAGGTTCCGTCATTGGCAGCAAAAGCAGCAACACCGACAACGGCGTTGGCGGCTACAGTACTGCTGTTTGCCAAGAAAAACCTGGCAGCCTCATTGGTGCAGTTAATAGATAAAGCGCCACCCAAGTTTGGGAGAGAGAATGGACCTTGGATCTGTACGGCTGGTGTTCGACTGTTGGAGCCTACTCTATATGTATTAGCTGCGCTAGTCGTCCCAATCAACATTCGACCCGCTGAGTCGATACGCAGTCTTTCTGTCGGTGAAGTTCCACCCACTGCAGTTGTTGAAACAATCACTGCTCCTGGAACACTCCCAGTACTTGGCGAGCCGTTGACAGTTACATCAATCTTGGCAGCAGTAACAAAGCTTGTGCCATCATATCCTTGAATTGCAAAAGCGCCAAGTGCATTGCCATTATTAACTAAAGTTGGAGTTGCTTGGGTTCCACGCGCCCTAGCAACTATGACTTGCGAGATATTGCTATCGGCATAGCTAATCAGTTTCAAGCGATTTTCTCCATCCTTGGCTGATTCAATACTTGAATCATTGTCGACGGCTGCAGTTGCCCCAAGAAGAAGTCGACCGCTTGCATCAACCCTGAGCCTCTCCGTGCCATTAGTCGAGATGCCTACGGTGTTTGCGGCAGGTAGATAAACCCCATTCGTGGGGACGGTGCCGCTGGTGGGGTTAAGACTGGCACCTGTGACCGTGCCTGTCGTGGTGATATTGCGACTACCAAAGTCCGGCCCACCGATTTCAACAATGCTTTCGGTGCCGTTGTCCTTTTTGGTATAGAGCCGCCCGTCGTTTGTATTGACCGCAAGCTCTGACAGCTCAAGGTCTGTCGTCAGGGGCACCTTACCCGCAACGGCAGACCTTTTGATCTTGATTTTGCTGGCCATTTGGCAGTCGCTGTGTGGCTATTAAGCCGGATTGCCTAAGTTGCCGATCAGAAAGTGCCGCCATCCACGGTGTCAACCGCGATTGTGACATAACCGTTGCCAGCGTCCTTTGTCCAGCTGAGACTGCTATTGAGGCGGATCACACCGTCGGTACCATCAGTGCCCCAGATATATCCAGCCGTGCCGCCACTAACAACAGCAACCTTTTCATCCGTGCTGGAGGCTGGGATGTTGAGAGCAGTTTTGAAAGAGTTAAAGGTGATTTTCTTCTCTTTCTGAGCACTTGCCTCACTGGCATCATGGATGATCAGCAGATCACTGGCACCATCAACGGCCGCAAGCGTGCTGAGATCATCAATCGCAGGGACCACCGGCAGCTTGGTGGTCGTTCCGGTAGCAACGTGAAGAGTGCCGCGATCCGTGGTGACCAGAGGCTCACCTGCCAGCATCCCGGTGGTGGGCAGGTTGGCCTTAAGACCACGCTTGAGCTGTAGGCGAGCCATTACAAAGGCACTAGCAGTGCCCTAAGTTGCCCCGTCTAAGCAAAAGTGCCGCCATCCACAACGGCAGACCATATGGCGTCGTAATTGGCGTTGGTGTTTTTCAGCAGGATGTTGCCAGGGGCACCACCTGTTGGCAGACCAGCAGCATCGCCCGATGGTCCTTGAGGGCCTGGCACCTGCACCTCGATAACGTTGGCGGCTGTCTCGGTAACGACAACCTGATTGATGGTGGTGATCTCGGTTGCCATCACGCCGGTGCGGTGTACCCCTGGCTAGGGCGAACGATGCCTTCTAGGTAATACTCGCGCAGGCCGCTGGCATTGATCAGCATCACGTCATACCGGCATTCGTCCGGGAGCGTTGCCGTGATCGTGTAGGGCAGGGTCAGCGTCACGCTGCCTGTTGCAGCAGCTGTGACGGTCACGGTGAAGTCGCCGTACTTGGTGGTGCGCGTCTTGTCCCACACCTGGGCCAACACCGTCCAACCGGTGATGTTGATGCCGTTGCCAGCGCTGTCTTTGAACTGCACCGCCAGCGGATAGTCAGCCCGGCGCTGCGGGCGGATGTTGTAGCTCGCTGGTGTGATCGCCATACCCAAGGTTTCCGGCGCTATGCCTCGGGATCGGTCTGGATGTCAACGCGCATTTGCGATCTTGGCCCCACACCACGGGGCACGTTGATGCTGACGGCATTGCTGCCGGGGTACTGGCTGATTAGTACACCACCCACTTCCTGCAGGCTGGTGTCACCGCTCCAGTCCACCAGATACAGCATCCAGCGGCTGAAGGCTTGCTCGCGTTGGTACTGGCGCACGGGCACCAGCTCAGGCTCCCGCAGGATCACCACTTCCATGCCGGTGACGGTGGTGTTGGGCGGCAGGCTTTCCCCAGCAGCTCGCACGGAGATCGCTGGCGTCTTGGCGCCATTGGCCAGGGTGTAGTCGCCCAAGTAGTTGACCAGGACGGTCTCTAGCTCGGTGCGGAGGGTGAGCACGTCCATGGGCCTAGATTTCCGCCGCGACAAGGAGACAGCCTGCCTCGATCCAGCCGAAACCAGGGCGTTCCGGCAGCTTGAAGGCATTGCTCAACAGTGGCTTGTCCAGGTCTCTCAGGACGATGGTGCCGCTGATCTGCCCACGAACAAGCACCAATCCGCCGCGCACGTTGCTGCCTTCCCACTTGGGTGCCAGCACCCACACCGCATCGTCGTCACTGCGCAGCGCTCGGGGACTGGGCACCTTGGTGCCGTCCTTGACGCTGGCCAGGACCTGCGGCCAGCAGGTGATCAACAGCGGTGGTGCCTTGTCCTCGTGGCGCAGCTCTAAGGCCACAGCTGCAACCTCAGGGGTCAACACGCTGTCGTCTTTGCGCTCGTCGGCAAACAGGGTGAAGTCCTGCAGGCTGAAGGGCTTGCCTTTCTTGGGGTCACGGTTGACGTTGGCCAGTAGTGCCGCCAGCTGAGCGACGGGCAGCTCCTGCAGCTGCACCTGCTCGCGGCGGATCCGCTGCAGTTCCTTCCATGCCCGCAGCACAACGCTGCGCAGCTCCCGCTGATAGCTGGTGCGTGGGAACTGGCCGGGGTAGCCATGCGCTAGGTCGTAGAAGATCGCCGCCCAGTCCGTTTCGCCCCGGCGCCATCCGCCGGCCGCGGCTTTCCCAACTCCTCCTCCGTGGGTGGCTCATTGGGCATCGCCTCGGCTTCCTGTTCCTCCTGCGCCAAGGCCCAGATCGCGTTGAACAGGGCGCGGTGCATCTTGCGGGTGTCCTCCACTCCCCAGTCGCTGAGGCTGCAGCGGCAGCGGATCAAGGCCGTGACAGTGGCCTCCATGTTGCGCTGACCGGCACTGGCGTACACCCGAGCCACCTGCTCGATCTGAACGGCATGGCGGGTGCGGATTGCCTCGGCATCAGCCTCCAGGGCTTTGCCGCTGATCGCGCTTTCGATGATGCTGAACGCCTCAGAGATGCTGATCTCTTCTGCCTTGGCAATGGCGTCCGCAATCTGCGCACCTTTGACAAAGGCGCTCTGCTCTGCTGCCAACAGTTCACTTACCACCGCCGACTCACCCACTGTGAGACCACCCAGCACAGGCATCTCCAGAATCCCGCTTGCGGGTGTGCCAAGACGCCGTACTTTCGGTGCGTCTGGCGCCTGAACAAAGGGCAGAGTTGGCATAGGGCTAGCGGCGTTTTTGTTGCTGTAACCGTAGCTGCGCCTGCTGTTCGCGCTTCTGACGCTGCTCGCGGTTGTACTTGGTCAAAGACGCCATCTGCTGCTTGAGGCGGGCCAGAGCGCTTGAAGAGTTGCTCACAAAATTAGGTCTCCCGAGGTAAACCCTAGCTTCCTAAGGCGAGAGATGCAGTAGTTGGTCTCTCCCCAGTTGGTTGCGTAGAAGACTTGAGGATTACTCCAGTTTTTGTTTGCTGGATCCTTGGCGGGCCAATGCGCGACATCTTTGATGTTTCTGTTGTCATTTGCCACCCAATCAGTGTCGTAACCAACTTCGTCTGATCGAAACCGAGGAGGCACGGAGTTCTTTTTTAGATGCCTAGTAGGGCTGAAATTAAACTCGCCCTGTGTTGATCGTTGCAAGTGGGCAACGTCCACAAAGTCGGTATCCTCAAACTTTCTAAGCGGGTCAATAAACTGCGTTTTCACATCCTGATAACTATCAGCCTCTGCTGGGTTGCTTTGGCACCAAGTGAACACACTGGGATTAAGAAGCAGCTCGTAAACCCCTGGAGAGAAGTAGCAGCCGTCTGTGGCTAGCTGACGGCTTCCTGGGTTTGCCCATTCATACAGCGCGAGCCCATAATCAAATCCCCAATCCAGCCGGTGGCCCTGTTCGTTGTAGTCACCAACCCCAAAAGCGCTAACAACCTTGAGAGCCGCATGATTGATAGGATCCCACTCGCCTGTTGTGCGTCCGGTCCAATCCCATAGACCACTCTTGCTCTCAACATAATTGCCGTTTCCGTCGTAGATATTCAGCGACAGCTCCTTGTTAGGGGCGGGCAACTGCGGGTATAGCCGTTCCAGTTCAGAACGCAGCCGAGCAGGTGGGGTCAACTCTTTTGTGCTTGTGTTAGTAACCAGCGCACACTTCAAATGAGTTGTGTGAACGTCGGTAAGCGACCCTTCGGGAACCCAGGCGTGCCGCCACTGCCAGTACATGACATAAACAGCGCGGGTTTCATCAATAGGTAAAAGAAAAGTGTTAAGGCGCTCAATTCCTCGAAGTTCGTAGTTCCGCGTCCACGCAAAAGCTGGCTCAAAGGCGTAAAAGTTGAGCGTGGGTTTGTCGGGGTTACTTCTGTATATTGGGTAAATCTCAAGCCCAAAGTGAACACCGCTATAGCTAGGGGTTTGCGGGTTTGTGGAGATGGGATTATTAGGGTCTAAATTTGGATAATCAAAAATATCCCATCTGCCATAACCGACTAGCAAATGAAATACGCCTGGAGCAAGGGTGTTAAATCTAAAAGCTGCCGGGCGACGACGGTCAAAAGGTGAGCTTCGCTTGGGCGATCCCTCAGTGTACGTAATCTGCTGGGCAAATGCCGGTAGCTTTTCTGCGGATGCAGGTGTATTGCCAGACGCTTCACGCGCCTGTCGTTCGCTTCGGTTTTGGCTTAAGGCTTGTCGGCTTTGCTCTTGTAAGCGTTGCAGCGTTACATCAATGTTGATGCGTGTGCTCATGACCTGCCTTAGTTATCGACTGCCAAGGTGATCGTGTACGTCTTGGATTGGCCTGCAGCCATCGTCACGCTGGGTGTTTCCACCAGCAGGCTGTGCAGGTAGGTGGCAGTGCCTATGCGGATGCACACCGTGTCGTATGTGTAGCCAACGCCGGTGGCAGTGAAGGTGGCATTGATAGCAGGCAGCTCGTAGCGAGCGTTGCCGGACGCATAGGCACCGGTGCCGATGGTGCCGGTCACATCGGCATAGCCACCGCCAGAAACCTTGGCCGCAAGCCAAGTGGCGGCTGTTGATTCAGCCGTCAAGGTGCCGCTGTTGACCGCCAAGAAAACGGTGTAGGTCTGGCCTTCAAACGCTGCTGCTGCTTGGCGCTGCAGCTCTTTGGTGCTGATCGTGGTGGTCAGTGCCATCAGGCCAGGGTCAGAACGCCGGTGGTCGGATCGAAGTCAACGGCAAAGGATTCACCGGAAGCCAGAGTGATGCTGCTGCCGTAGTCCCACCAGCCGATCAGCTCTTTGTTGGTTGCGGTGTCGTTGTAGAGCGCTGCATAACGGAACGGGCCAATGCTGCCACCGCTCGCGGTCCAAGTTGCAGGGTCACCAAGCACCAGCTTGTACGTGCCGGAGCTTTGCGCCGAGCTAGTCACCGAAGCGGTATTGCCGCCGGCTGTGTAGCCGTTGCCGGCGCTGATCTCGGTCAAGTCTGCCTTGACGCTGTTGGTCGCAACCGGTGCGGTATTGGTGAGCAGCACCTTAAGTGTGTCCGCGCCCAGGTCATGCTTTTTCTCGGCCAGTGCCTCCACAAAGCTGTTGAACTTATTGAAAGCAGCCATAAACGCAGGGCTTTGGGGCTAGGTTGCCGTTGCCGCTATGGGTTAGGAAATGCTTCAGTCGGCGCAGTGAAGTTTGCCGTGTAACGAGCTGCTTTCGTGGCCCGAATCTCGTCGATGTAGCCGCCAAAATCAAAACTGCCATCAGTGCGACAGCCAAAGACCAATGCCGTCTGCGCGTAGTTGTTGCTGTCGCTATAGGTCGAGCCTGCCTGGGTTCCATTTAAGAACATTCGAGTGCTGGTCCCAGAGCGACACACGGCGACGTGATTCCAGACGCCTGCGCTAACTGCACCCGATGTGATGCGAGCCGCGCTGTACGAATACTCCAGCACATTGCTGGTGTTTAGAACAAGGTTGTGAACGTTGCTAGAAGCTCCATACAGCAACCGCCTTGCGCTGTTGTGAGAAGACACATAAAACCACAGCTCGACAGTGAAGTCGGCGGTGCCCCATGTAAATGCGGCATCAGTTGCGGTTAGCAAATAATCATTGACGCCATCAAAGTAGGCAGAAGTAGTTCCAAACTTTGCTTGCGCTGTCGAAGTTATTGTGTTGTTTCCGCGAGTGATACTGAAGTTGTTGAGACTGGAATCGGTGAAGGTAGTGCCGTTGTCGGCACCGTCTAGGTGGAGCAGCAGGCTGGTAGCACTGGCGAATGGATCGGGTACAACCAATGTCGCGTTTTGACCTGTTGCTGTGAAACTGCCTGCAGCAGGCGCTAATAGGCGAAATACTTTGAGGTCTGGCGCTTGGCCGCTCACGTTGTAGGCACCAACCGCAGCGCTTATCGTGGTGGCTCCGCTAGATGCAGCGTTCTGCCCGGTCAGCACAAAGATCCCGGCTTCAGCGCCAAGCGGACCAAGCACGCGCTTCAATGCAGAGTTTTGGCCGCTGAGCGCAAAGGTGCCGGTATTGGTGCCAATGCCGTAGGTGCGCACGCTGCCTGCGCTGTAGCCGGTGCGGACAAAGCTGCCTGTTGCAGCCTGCAGACGCCGGACGTAAGTACGACTTGCAACCTGACCGCTCAGCGTGACGGCTCCCACCGCTGCAGTCAAATGCGTTGCAGCCGTCACTTCAGCTCTGGTTACCAGTACGGCCGTACCTGTTGGCAGCGTCAGCGCGTAGTCCCGATCCAGCACTGACACGATGCTGCGGGTGCCCGCCACCACTGGCAACGTCTCGATCACGACCGGCACGCCACTGCTGGGGGCAATGCTTTGCGCATAGACCGGCGCTTGCCCGCTTGGCAGGCTGTTGAAGATCGCCCCTGGCGCGGTGGGGTTGAACCCGCCTGGTGTCGTTGCGCTGTTGGCTGGGGCGGCGCTGTTGGTGCTCACAGTCGGATTGCTTGGCAGCGTCGTGATGCCTGGTGCCACGGGGAACCAACGGGTGCCCGTGCCACTGATACCGCTCACGTACAGC